CGGAAGAGGCAAAGCTGAACGCCATCAAGGACGAGGCGTACAAGACCGGGCTGGCCGAGGGCGAGAAGAAGGCCAAGACCTGGTACGAAGAGAAGGCTGCTCCCGTCCACATGAAGATCGCCAAGCCCGGATCGGGTGGGCTCAAGGGCGACGTGGACACCTTCTACCACTGGATGCGGACCGGCGACGAGATCGCCGCGAAGGCGTCCCTGGAGAAGGTCGAGGACGGCGACAAGGCCATCGGTGTTGACGCTGAGAGCCGCAAGGCGCTGTCCAGCGCGAGCGGCGCCGCGGGCGAGTACCTCGTCCCCGACGACATCGACGAGCGGATCATCGAGAAGCGTGACGCGATGAGCTTCCCGCGCCGGATGGGCGTGCGTGTGTTCCAGACCAATCTCAAGGTCGTGGACCTGCCCGCCGAATCGACCGCGCAGACGAAGTATGCCCGGGTGGCCGAGCTCGGCACCTACTCGACCAACGATCCCGCGTTCGGCCAGAACCAGGTGACGGTCCAGAAGTGGGCCAAGGCCACGCGGTTCAGCGAGGAGATCCTCGAGGACAACGTGGCCGGCCTGGCCGACTACTACATCCGCGGGTGCGCCCGGGCGCAGGCCCAGACCGAGGCGTACTACGTCGCCCTCGGCAACGGCACCAACCAGCACTCGGGCATCTTCGAGTCTGGCGACACCGATGCCTTCACCTACAACACGGACAACGGGATGGACTCGGACTACGCGACCATTCCTCCGTCCGCTGTGTGGCAGCAGTTCTTCGACCTGCCCGAGGGCTACCGGACGGACGCCGCATGGCTGATGAACGACAAGACGCTCTCGGAGATCGTGTCCTTCCGCAGCTCGAAGGGGCTGGAGTGGGGCGCCGGGGACCTGCTGAGCTACAACCAGGCGGATGGCACGTTCACTCTCCTGGGGCGGCCGGTCTTCACGCAGGGCGACATCTCCACCAACTCGTCGGGCGTCGGCTTCATTGCCGTCGGCTCGCCGGACTTCTATACCCTTGTCGAGCGCAAGGGTCTGACCGTGACGCGCAACCCGTACCTGTACAACGCGTCGGGCGAGATTGCGTTCTTCTCGCACTTCCGCCAGTCGGGCATCGTCACGGTTGAAGAGGCCTGGAACATCGGCGTCGGGGCGTAAGGGGAGGATGGAATGACTCGCCTTACTGACGAGATCGGCAAGATCGTCCACTGCCAGCTCTCGACCGTGTCGTCGGATGGCTCCGGGTCGTCCAACGCGACCGGAGTGAACATCCAGGGCATGGAGTCGGTGCTGTTCATCATCTCGTCCATCATCGCCGGGACCACCGACGGAGGGGCGAGCGATGGGAGCATCAACGTCCAGATCCAGTACGCGTCGAACTCCAGCTCTGGGTCTGACGCCGCGACCTCGAACGCGACCATGTCGTGTACCGACGCTATCGTGACGTTCACGTCCACGATGGCGGTCGGGACGCTGCTGACCCTTGAGGTCAATATCTCCGCCAAGGGCTTCCCCGACGCAACGGGCTATCTGTTCCCGAGGGTCGGCGGAGACAGCGTCTCTCGGGTTGACGTCGTCGCAATCCCGTACCCGGCGACTTCCGCCCTGCCCATCGGGCAGACGGTAGCCTGCGTCGTGGCGGACGACTGAGGAGGATGACATGACACTTCTCAGCGACCACATCGGGACAATCGTCAACTGCGGAGTCAACTCCGCCAGCTCCGACGGGTCGGGGAGCTCGAACCAGACCGGCGTGAACATCCAAGGGATGGAGTCGATCCTGTTCCTGTGCATCGCGCGTGTCGCCGGAACCAGCGACGGCACCACGAGTGTCCAGATCCAATACAGCTCGAACTCCAGCTCGGGGTCCGATGCGGTAACGTCGAACGCGACGATGACCTGCACGGATGCCATCGTGACCTTCACGACGGCGCAGGCGGCCGGAACGCTCCTCCCCCTGGAGGTGAACGTCTCGCGCAAGAACTTCCCCGATGGCGCCGGGTATCTCTTCCCGTCCATCGCGGCGGACAGCGTAGCGGTGATCCGCGTGATCGCCATCCCGTTTCCGAACGGACGGACCCTGCCAATCGCACAGACAGTGGCTACCGTCATCGCGGACGACTAACCGAATAGCCAACGGGGGAGGGGTGTCTGACGCCCCTCCCCCCTGGAGCATCGCATGGCCTACTGTACCGCGTCGGATGTCATCGAGTACGGCGGCTTCACCGCGAGTGACCGTGTCACGACGGATACCGTCAGCCTGTTCCTGACCGGCCTGTGCTCTCGGGCGCAGGAGATCGTGGACGGATACTGCGGGAGATCGTTCGAGTACACGGCCACGGACGGCGGAACGACGCGCTACTTCTCCTACGACGAGGACGTTGACGCAAGCGGCGTCAGGCTGATGCTCGACAAAGACCTGGCTGCGATCACAAGCATCACGGTCGGGTCGGATACCGTCACGTCATCGAACTACACCACCTACCCGCGGAGCGACAAGCCGTACTACGCCATCCGGCTGAAGGACAACTCGACCAACTCCTGGGACACCTACACATCGGACGGGGACTGGGAGAACGCCATCCAGATCAAGGGCGAATGGGTCTACTCCACGGCCGCCCCGCAGGACATCAAGCAGGCAACCATCCGGCTGGCCCTCTACATGTACAAGCAGCGCCAGACGGACGCCGACCTTGACCGCCCGCTCCTGACCAACGACGGGGTGACGATCATGCCGACGAGGCTGCCGGCCGATGTCATGCAGATCCTCAACCGCTACAAGCGGACGGTGATCGCCTGATGGGCAACTCTGCGATCACGTCTATCTACAGCGCCATCGCCTCTCTCACTCCGACTGTCTCGTCGGATCACATGCCGAAGGTCCAGGGGTACGCGGCGGTCAACGAGTCGCTGAACGCCGACGAGCTCCCCGTAAGGAAGCTCCAGGCGTTCTCCAATGAGAGCGAAGGGGAGATGGCGTTCGTCGCCCTCGGGCACACGATCAACGTGAGTTGGACCGTCGTGGACCGCTTCTTCTACCGGATCGCCACAATGGGGACCGGGTGGGGGGAGTTCTCCGACGAGTTGACGAAGTACTGCAAGTCCTACATCGACATCCTGAGGACCAATCGGGCTCCAACCTCGCAATCGCACGTTGTGTCTGCCCGGTTCGTTCCGGGGGTATACACCTTCCCCGAGGGGTCCAATCAGAGGGTGGCCGGGGTTGACGTGATCCTGACCATCGAAGAGGTTGTGAGCTAGGAGGCACCATGCCCAACTACAAGGACCTGTTCTACCCGCAGCTCGGCATCGAGACGACCTACGGATGCGACGCTGCTCCTACGCTGAAGCTGATGGGCGTTACCGAGCTTGAGCTTGTCCCTAAGCGGGAGACGGAGCAGGTCAAGGTCCTCGACGGCCGCCTGGCTCCGGGGAACGTCCTGGTCAGGAACCGACACTGGGGCGAGGCCACGCTCAAGGGGCTGCTGGTCTACGAGGACTCCGGCCTGTGGCTAGACAGCGCCTTCGGGGCGGCGGCGGACACCAACGCCAAGGCGTGCACCACGGACGCTACGGGGGTCCAGCGAATCTACTGCGCCCCCCTCGCCACCTACGACACGGACAACTCCGCCCCGTCGTACTTCACGCTGCTCTATGGCGACACCCAGACCACGGCAACGGATGCGTTCACGGACTGCCTCGTGTCCGCCCTGGTCAAGAGCTTCACGATCACCGGGGAGAGCGGGAAGCCGGCCGAGATCGAGGTGTCCTTCATCGGTCACGATGTCGAGGCGGACGCCCTGGATGCGACGAAGGTGGACCGCGACGTGAGCGTGGTCATGGGGAACCACTGGGCGCTCTCGATCGACGTGACCACCGACGCCTTCGGGACAACGATCTGCTCGGACGTGGCCTTCAAGTTCGAGCTTGAGGTCAACACTAACCGGGATCTGCTGTGGCACCTCGGGGATCTGTGCCCCGACGACTACCGGGACGCCGAGTGGGATGGGCGCCTGGCGCTGACAATCCAGACGAGCCCGACCGTTTCAACGCTTCTGACTGCGCTCCTGACCTCCACCCCCGTCAGGCGCAACATCCGCCTGAAGGCAACCAGCTCCAGCAACACCTTCCAGATCGACTTCTCGGGGGCCCTGCTGGAGGCTCCAACGCTGTGGTCGGACGAGGACGGCGTGACCACGGCCGAGATGGAGTTCATCGGGGCCTAC